GGAGCGACCCTCCGAACCGCAGTAAGTTGCCAAGCCCTGCACTCTGGTTCGCCGCATCCTGGTTATACTGCGACATAGCCATCCGGTAGTTGTTGTTCGCCGTGCCGGCATAGTCCCCAGGCTGCAGGTTCTGGATCGGGAGCGGGTTGGCGCCGGGCGCCATGCCGAGCAGCCCAGACCCGATGTTGAGGTAGTTGCTCGCCGTCGTGGCCGGCAGTCCGTATTCGGTGAGCTGGTTTCCATACTGCCGCTGCTCCTCCTGAGCGCCGGCCTGATAGGCTTGGTCGCTCAGTTGCGAGAGATAGTCGTTGCGGTTCTTGCCGACCTCGCGCTCCGAGTTGCTCCAGATCTCAGACCCTATGGGCAACCCGCGCTCAGCATATGTGACGTTGCGTGCGTCGTCCTGGCGGTTCCACAGGTCTTCTACATTCGAGATCCCCTGCCTCACGTAGGCATCGCGGATGTCGGAGCCGTTAACGTTGGGATTGAAGGCCCCCGTAGGAAGGAGGCCAAGCTGGGAGTTGGCCGCGCCGATGGATGTATCGAACGCGCTTTGGATGCCGGGCGCGAGCGTGGTATTCTGCCCCGTCGGAAGCCCATTCTCATCGCGCGTGTAGCTGACGCTTCCAGTCGGAGCGTTCTGATTGAGCGTGCCCTGACGCAGAACATCCTCGAACGCCTTCTTGTTGAAGGTGTACTGCGCTTCCGCTGTCTGATACGGATCGGGAGCCTTGGGCTGCGATGGCGCTGATTTGCCCATGTCTCAGAGTCCTTGCCGAGGGTTGCGAGTTACCATCGTCTGCCACGGCGGCAGTTCGGGAAAAACCTGTGTGTTCCAAGGCGGGATGGCCGGAGGCTGCTGGAACGCGGCCGGCGGCACCAGGGCGTAACGTTCACCCGACATCTCGTCCTGCTCCATGGGATATTCACGGCGCATAAGCTGGTCCTGCATCAGCGCATCGGGATGGATCGTGTTTTGGTCGTGCGGGTCGGGATAGTTCCAGGACTGCTGCGACATCTGACCGCCGTTGCGCAGAAACCCTGCAAGGTTCATCTGAGCCACTTGCATTCCTTCCGTCTGATGGCGTACAGAATTCCGTCCTTGCCCTCGCCGAACTCATCGTCGAGAACGCATTTCACGTTGAATCCCAGCCGCTCGATGAAACGCCGCGCCGGCTTGTTGTTGCGGGCGATAACGCTCCAGATGCGCAGCACTCCAAGGTGCCCGAACGGATAGGCGAACATCTCTCTGAGGTCCGCACGCGTCACCCATCCCGGCTTGCCGCATACGTGCGCCTCTATGGATTGCTCCCGGAACGACGTAAACAGCACCACACCCATCAGTTTGTCGGCGCGCACGGAGGCCAAGGCATGATAGGGCATATCGCCCACCAGCTTCTTCGGCTCTACGCCGATGGCGCGGGCAATGCAGACTGCCAATTGTTCTTCCTGCTCAGGCGTGCGCGCGTGGACGATCATGCAGCCCTAAGTCCACCCGGCTTGTACAGCAGGTCCGTGCTGGACCACACTACATCCGTGGTCGATGCCTGCGCGCTGAGCTTCACGGCCACTGCCGAACCTTCGCCGCGGATCGTGAACCAGGGTGATACCGGGTCACTTTCGACGCTCCAAGCACTGCCCCAGGCGCTGCCCCAGGCCGTGCCGCCGACGTTCGTGCTCAGATCGACGCTGCTCCCAGACAAGGCCCGCAACACGAAATCAGTATCCACACCGATTGTGCCGGAGACCGTGCCGCCGGCTTTGATGATGGGCCGGGCCGAGTTATAAACGTTGCTGTACTGAGAGCCGCGGGGATAGCGAAAGGCGCCGCGTGCAATCGTTATGATAGGATCGCCGTTGTCCGTGGCCCCCGTGACCTTCATCACCTTGCCGCCGGCCTGCGACCCGAAGTACAGGTCGCTGCCCATAGCGGCAAAGGACGATGCGTTCCACTTGGTGTAGTTGGACCAGGCACCAGACTTGCCGGACCGCATATTGAGCACCCACTGCTTGGAGATGGAGCCCGGCGTCTGTGGAACGTTGCCATAGAAGATGCCGAGATGCAGGATGCCATGCCAGCCGCCGTTATCGCCATCGAGAGCGGCATCGTCCACTACGCCGGGAGCCACCTTGCCCCACGGGTCGATGCCGGACAGATCGAGCGCCTGCCCGGCTTTGCGGCGCACAGCAGCGGACACGGGCAGATAGCCTTGCCGGGTGATGATGACGAGTTCGCCGCCGACCTTGACGAGGCACTGCCGCCCGATGGGCGGAGCGCCGGCATAGCTGCCGATTTTTGAGAACGTCGTTGCAGGATCGCCCTGATAGACGATAATCTCGCCCGTGCTCATGACGAACACGGTCAGATCATCAGCGCCGTCGCCGGAGTCTGTCACAGACCACGAGCCTACGGCCATGCAGAAGCCGCCGCCGGCAATCTGGCTGAGATCGAACTTTGTCAGGTTCGACGCGGCCGTGATCTGCCCTACGGCACCGTACCACACCCACGCTTGGCTGTTCTCGCAGAACCACAGGCGATTGCGGACCAGTGCGATGTTGACCAGATTGGTGTTGGTGAGGCCGGAGCCTGCCCATGCAATGTTGGCGACTGTCGATCCATCGTAGACTTGTGGGGTATCCGCCCCGTTCACGAAAAACAGGCGATCAGAATAGAGTGCGGTCTGCCAGCGATCCTGGGTGAAGCCGGAGGCAAACTCTCTAGGCGCATACGGCAGGGTTGGTGCCGTGAAGGCAGCGGTGCTGCGCGCCACCCCGACATCAAACTTGAACTCGTCTACCCAGCCGTTCCAAGGCGTGGCCGTGCTCTCGCCAGCCGCTCCGACGCGCATGGCCACAGACACGTCCGGCACGGTGCCGGAGAACGTATCGGAATCCTCCAAGGCGCCGTTGACGAACAGATATACGGTGTTGCTGGAGCGGACAACGCGAATATGCGTCCAGGCTCCAGACAGAACGTCTGACGTGCTCGTCAGCGTAGTGAATGCCGAGCCGTTGCTGAGATGGAATTCAAACTTGTTGGACGCATTTCGCGCCATGTACCAGGCGCTGGTTGCGGCAGCGAGGCCGGAATCGGCCTGACCCGCGGCCCTGATAACTGCCCCATCCGTGCCTGGCCGCGCCTGCAGATCAATAGTGAAAGAGCTGGTGCCAAGCGTGAAGTCGGCATGGTCTGCGGTCGTAACCCAATCGCCCGTACCGTCACAGGCGAGCGATGTAGGCGCGAACTTGAATTGAGCGTCATCCGTGTTCGCATTGCCGGCCGCCGTCCACGTATGCGCAGACCCACCCGCGTTCCGGTCTGTGATCGTGGTTCCGCCGTCGGCGCCCGTGAACGGCAGATACACCTTTGTATAGGTGTCGTTTGCCGAGGTGGTCGCAGTTGAGGCGGTGTAACCTGTAGTCCCATCGGTGGCATCGAAGATGCGCCCATCAGCTGCCGCCAACAGCTTGGTTGCCGAGAAGCCAATGAAGGCAGCAAGGGTCTTGACCTCTCCGGTGCCCATGCCGCCAGCATGGAATGCATGCCCGCCACGAAATGCGAGCTGCCCGGTGCCTGGGAGCCAGTTCTCCAGGACGAGCGCTTCGTTCGACTGCAGAGCGTTGATGTCGTTTCGGAGGTTGATGCCGCCGTAAGGAGCCGGCAGGGTGAAGCTCTTGCCCTGCTCGAACTGGGTCGGGCGCCACTTGACCCGGGGCGTGCTGCGGCGGGAGAGGAGAAGGGCCATCAGCTTCCCACGCCCGTATCAGGAAGGTTGCCGTAGCCGACGCCCATCCGTGGCTGTGGGCACCCAAGGTCGATCATGCCGCGCCCGCCGTTGTCAGCCTGCAGCGCTTCGACTATGGCCTCGCGCCGCTTGTACTCCGGCTCGAACGGCAATCCCTTCGCCTGCAGGAACCGCCATTTCAGGTCGGCTTCAATCAAGTCCTCGTCAAGCCGCGACGTATCGTTGTCGCTGGTCCATGAGTTGGTGTATGTTCCATCAAGCTGCTTCGTAATCCAGTTCTTGGAGTAGAAATCAAAGGCGATGGTGTCGCCCGTGGTCGTCGGTGTCGGGTAGATCGTAAACAGATTGCCGCGGACCATGAACCAGCGGGTGTTGGAGGCCCAAACCGAGATGCCGGACTGGAGCCACTGGTAGACGAACGAAGGCGTCGGACCACGCATCCGCCACATATTCGTGCGATCCCACTGGCTCATGTTGGCGAATGCGCGGAAGCCGGAGGGAAGTGCATAGGTGGCGGTGCTGGCGGTGGTCGTGAAGGTGTGCTCGGTGATCAGTTCCTGCCAGCGGTACTCCTTCTCCAGATCTTTCCCGCACTCGTTGGCCAGTGCGGTGATCAGCGTTGCCGTCTGGTCCTGGTTGTTGTAGAAAGAGGACGGGATGTTGAAGCCTGAGAGGCCGCTCAGGGCGTTGGTGCAGATGGTGGCGAGGGTCACGATCAGCCCCTTAGAAATTCAGCCATCGTGGCTGGCTCAGCCTCAGAGATACGGCGAT